TCCGTTTTCCAACTCCATAGAACCTTTGTTCCAAGATATAATACCTTGCTGCATCCACTTAGGTAAGTTCTCATAAGCAGTTTGTAATCTACCTAACAAGTCTCTGGCAGTTGCTGCTTTGTTTGCAAGAATACCAACATTAACACTATCATTAAAAACAATATAATGTAAGAGATAAGCTACAGATGTAGTAGATTTACCCGTCTGCCGAGGCATCTTACAAATATTAAATCTATTCTCGTGGAAGTTTTTAATTAACTTCTCTTGAAAATCATATGGTTTAAATTGAACAAGTCCCTCATCAAGAGAAACAATCTTCATATAATTATTTGCAAAATATACAGGATCTCCTGCACATTTCATAAACTCAAGTATC